ATTTAAAAGATTATCCGCTAGGAAATACGGATGGCATAAAAGGGATGAATCTTAAAATAAATAATTGAGGGAGGTATAATTATGTGTGTAAGATGCAATATATGCGGAGAATGGACAACTAATAACGGAACGGAGACATGCAACAATTGTAAGGGCGTATCCAAGATATCTACAGTTGATTTGTTAGATTCGTTTAATTATTTCTTGGGTAAAGTAGCGATTGATTTTAAAAAAGACTTTGATGAAATTAAAAAAGTTATGGAGGAAACTATGAATAATGAAATGCCGGATTTAAGAACCGGAATGGCAGTTAAATTAAAAGAAGATGATAATTTTTATATAATTACTAGCGTATCCTTATCGAATGACCGAGTGTCTGCTATTAATTTCGAAAATGCATTAAAAGAGAATGGCATCCATTTTGATAAAATAAAAGCAATCTACAAATATAATTATTGCGATACCGGAATTGACATGTCTGGTAAAGACATAGAAAAAGCATTGATATATAAAAAAATATGGAAGCGTTCCGAACTAAGGGAAATCAGTAAAGAATTAGCCGAATCCATATTGAGTGAGCAGCTTGGTGAAGATATCCGGATTGTGGGTGAATGATATGCCACTCAAAAAAGGTTCAAGCAAAAAGACAATACAAAAAAACATTGCAACCGAAATCAAGTCTGGAAAGAAGCCTTCTCAAGCCGTAGCTATTGCATATTCAGCAGCAGGGAAGAGCAAGAAGAAAAAGAAGAAGGGGAAATGATGATATGATGACCAAAAAAGAGCGATATGATAGAGATTTGTTAGAAAATGGTTGTGGTTATTGGTCAGTATGTGTTGAACATGGTGCATGTTGTCCTTGCTCGTCAGATTCTAAAGTTATGCAGGGATTCAGCGAGGAAACATGGGATAATATCAAAAAGGAAGACATAGAGCAGATGGATTATTTATGACGGTCTATCATGGATAGACATTTTATTATGCTAAAAAGTCGAGCCGGATTTACGGGGAGGAGCTGACAACGTGACCTGTTGAAAGCCGGACGGAGGTGAGGGTCCTAAAATATATCTTGCTGAACCGTCGTATCTAGTGACTACTAGCGACTTTTTATTATGCGGATAAGGGGGAATATATGCCAAGATATAATGTAGAATATAATAAAAAATGGGCTTGCTTTTCTTCTGTAGTGGATGCTTTTGTAACGAAATTTATGAACAAAGAATCTTATGAAGAATGGCGAAAGATTCAATATGGCATTTTTGATTATAAACAAGCCGAGGAGTGCAACATGTTAACTATGGAAGAAGCAACTTTTGCTATAAGCCTTAATCGTAGCCATGATGAGTGGATTGACCACTTGCTAAAAAGCGGATTAACAGAGAAGGAATCCGAACAGCTTGTATATGATTGTGAAACAAAATATTGTTGTCCACAATTAAATAAAAATAGACAATATGAATGTCCTAATTGCCATGAAATTGTGTTAGAAAATCAAAAAAATTGTAGTAATGAATTTTGTGAAAATAGACTTGTTTGGAGATAAAATTAATATGATATATTTAAGGCATTATTAACCGGAATGGCTCAAGGGTATAGTTTTTTAATAAGGCATAAGCATCTGATTATCGGGTGCTTTTATAATATATATATACTAGCGTCTATCATGGATAGGTGCTTTATTGTGCGGATTAAGGAGGATATATGAAAGAAATATCTAATAAATATGATGAAATCATAAATAAACTAAACATGATGGAAACGAAATCCCCAACTAGGGAAGCCTTTGAATATGCAGTATCAGCAGATATAAAATGCAGGGAAGCATTTGAAAAGGGAGAATCTGCCGCCGTTATTATACAGTTCGATGATTGCTTCATGGTTGTGTCTTGCTATGTCAATGGCACTCCAGATGATGCAAGGAGTAGACCGCCAAGTACAGCATTTATCAAGGGCGAAATAACAAGGATACACGAGATTATCGGAGTTTAATATGTACTTAAAAGAAATGCTTGATTTATGCAGTTTATAAAGAATGTTTGTCACTAATGTGTCACTAATAATCATATTAAAGGAGAGAAAAATGGAAAAAGAGGTTAAGCTTCTTTCAATAAGGGAATATAGGCAAAGGGTATTTGATGAGATTCAAAATGCGGAAGAATGGATAAAAAAGATATGTGATGGATATGAGGAAACGATAATATGTTCCGATCATTACCCATTTGGGGCGGATTCCCCAATATGCATATGGATAAAACAAAATGATCATCATAAACATTATTCGTTATATAGCACGGATTGGGATTTGTTTGATATTGCTTGCTTGCCAGAAAAAACAATCACCATGTATGACAGCACAGAAGTAGACGCATTTGATTATGTCGCAAATAAATTTCTTGCAGATAGATTATGGGTAGGCAGAGGTTGTTCAATATTCGGGGTACTTGTCGAAGAGTTCTCGTATATGATGGATGACGGGAATTATGATGAATATCTGAAAGATTGTAAAAGAGAATGCTGCGACATAGAAAATATAAGATCTTTATACCATGAATCTGATCATAGTAGGATTGCACATGATGATGAATATTGCGGAAGCATATATCTGAATCTATATCTAGTAGCACGAAGATAAATATTGATATTTAAAGGCATCTCACTAAGATGCCTTTTTTCGTGCCGATGCAACTGGGTGAGTTAACATAGGCACTCCAGTTGATAAAAATATGCTGATACCGTAAAAACAGGCAGTGCGTTCGCCTTGTGAGCGAGTGGTTAGGGTTCGATTCCCTATGTCAGCTTCCAGATAAAGAACAGAGGTGATATAAATATTAACTTTTAATGATTTTGAAAAAATTTCAAGCGATACAGACCGTACTTCATTTATCAAAACCGCAATAAACGAATATATCGGATCTCCAATGTATACCGAAGCTATGGACGCCCAAGCCTATTACGCCGGCAAGAATATTGAGATATTGCGCCGGCTTACATATTTGCAAAAACACGGGCTGATTGACAGTAAGGTTAAATTCCATAAGATCTGTAGTGGATTTTTTCCCAAATTAGTGAAGCAACTATCCCAATATCTGTTGGGAAACGGCGTCACATTGCCCGAGGGCATTAAAGGAAAATTGGGATTGAGGTTTGACAGCACTTTACAAAAAATGGGAATTCAAGCTTTAGTTGATGGAGTCAATTGGGGATTTTGGAATCTGAATAAATTATATGTGTTTAGGGCTACCGAATTTGTTCCATTATTTGATGAAGGAAATGGGGATTTAAGAGCCGGTATTAGATTCTGGAGGTTGGCGCCAGATAAACCGCTCTTTGTTGAATTGTATGAGGAGAGTGGAATAACAAAATATGACGAATCTGAAAACGAGACTTTGGCTATACGGGAAGAAAAAATGCCGTATATTTACAAGATTCGCACGGATGGAATCAGTTCAGAAATAATTGATACTGAAAACTACTTAAAAATACCGATTTTTCCGCTGTGGGCTAATGAATTGAAGCGCAGCGAACTGACTCCAGGCATGAAAAGCATGGTTGATGCCTATGATTTTATTAACAGTGATCTGGCAGACAGCATAACCCTGATCGAGGGCGTCTACTGGGCGATCAAAAATTATGGCGGCGATAGCGTGCCTGAATTGATCAAGGAAATGGAAGCGTTCAGGGCAATAGTGACGGAACATGGCGACAGCAGTGGCAGTGATGCTACAAGCCACGTTATCGAGATTCCGTATCAGGCAAAACAAGCCGCATTGGATATTTATCGAAAATTGATTTATTCTGACTTTATGGGATTGGACATGGATTCCATAAAAGGTGGAACTTTGACAAATGTAGCCATAAATGTGGCAAAATCGGATCTGGATTTAAAAGCTGATTTGTTCGAGTGGCAATGTGCCGATTTCGTCCACAATTTGTTAAATTTAATAGGCGTATCGGATAAGGTGGAAGCACAATTTAAGAGACGGTCAATAACGAATGATACGGAAATGATAACGAATATTTACATGATGCGTGCAGACTTAGACCACCGGACAGCGTTGGAAATAAACCCTGTAATACCGGATATATTGGTGGATATAATATTAGATAGATTTGCAAAGGAACAGCTAGGCATAGATGAAGATGATGACGAAGAGATTAATGAAGTGATCGAGGATGAAGAAGCCGCAAATGATGGTGGTGGCTGATTATGGCAGATGCGGGAACAATAGAAACAGAGAGACGGATGAAGGCCCTTGATAAACGCTTGCAGTCGATTTATTCACAGTCATATAAAACAGCCGTTGAAAATAATAATGCCGCCATAAAAAAATTGACTTCCCTGCCCCCTGATGCGCCGATAGCCCAAAGGACGGCTTGGGCGGCACAGGTCAAGCGCACCACGAACATTATAAATAATATAGCTTCCGAGCTTGCGCAGACTGGGGAGACAGCGGCTAAAATGATTCAAGGAGAAATGACTAACATATATGGGCTGAATAATGATTATACAGGATGGACCGTCAGCAAGCAGACAGGATTGAATTTAAACTTCACCATATATGATAAGAACCAGATAGCGGCAATCATTAACAGTGAGCAGTCGCCTTTCTCCAAAATAGCATACAACAATCTGGGTAAAGATGCTCAAATAGTGCAGAGATTAGGAAATGAATTGGCAATAGCCACCGTAAATGGGGAGAGTCAACGGCAAATCATCAAACGCATACGGAATGTCACGGGGCAGAGCGTCAAGCAAGCCAGAAGGGTGGCACAAACGGAAAGAACCCGTATCCAAAGCCAAGGCAGGAATATGGGGATAAATGAAGCGCAATCTATGGGAATAGAAATGGACAAACAATGGGTGGCAAGAATGATAAACACGAGGGATTTACATATTATTGCAAATGGGGAGATTGTTGCAGCAGGGGAAGATTTTTCCATCGGCTTGGCATATCCAGGCGACCCAAAAGGGGATGCGGCAAACGTGATCAACTGCCATTGCTATGAAAAGCCTATGGTGAGATTCACCTCACCCGCACTGGCAGCGCATAGAGCTAAGTTTTCAGGCGAATCGTTTAAGGAATATCACAATCAACGAGAGGAAAAACGGAGGGAGCTGATTGAGATAACTATTCCGCCTATTGCGGATAGGTCGATGTAAAAACAATAAATTAAAATGATTTTTTAAAAACAGAGGTGATATTCATGGCTAATGGGAAAACAGCCGGATATACATTAAAAGACAACTCAAAAGAGGTTCTCAAGCAATTCGAACATAATATTCCCAGAGCATTAACGGCGATTGGAGAAGCAGCGGTTGAGGTCACGACAGACTATATGAAAAAAAGATATTACAGACCGATTTATTTGACTGGTGACCTGATCCGTGACGTAAACTATAAAGTCCATGAACGATCAGTGGATATTGGCAACTCCTTAAATTATGCGAATTGGGTTCACAATGGAACCATGAAAATGGCAGCAAGACCATATCTTAAAGACGCCATCCTAGAAAACCGTAAAATATGGGAAGAAGTATCTTCGGAAAACCTTTCGAAGGGGTTTAAGTAAGAGTTAATGAAAAACTTGTTAAAATAAGGGATTTTAAATGGATTTGTCACTAGTTTGTCGCTAGCCAACTAATCAAGAAAGGGGGAATATTGGCTGTGAATATTATTGTAACCACGGATGATGGGGAAGTGATCGCTTGCATGAATGATGATGATGATCTTGTAATATTAAAAGATGGGTACAAAATCTATAAAGATGATAATCCTAAATTTATAGACGTTATTGGCTTAATTAATTCTTTTGTGTATTATACCGATGGTGAAAGTCCTATTACTATTCAAGGCAAAATTTAATGATTTAAGAAAGGATGGCGATATTTTGTATTACATTTATCCAGATATCAAAACGGAATCAGATAAGATGATGGCACGAGAAGCAAAGCTATCCGAAGCGATCAAGATATATGACCCGACCGGGAAAAAAGAAGATATTCCGGAAGAAGCGCAATACTTATATGATCAGCTAGACGCCATATCCAATCAAAGGAAGGCGCTGGACTTGTCATTATGCATCCCTATCCCGGTTTCAGTCATAGAAAAAGCAAAATCAGGAGCATACGAGGGCAAGACCATCAAGGAAGTGGTAAGGGATATATACGACTCAATAAGTTTAAACAATATAGAAAACCAGATCTTATCAAAAATAAAATGAAAATTCAGCTTTTAAAGATGCTCAAATGAGTGTCTTTTTATTATATAAAAATCTCCTAGTGTAGAACCACTATAAAAGCTACTGGAGAAATTATATAAAAAGTAACTCGTAAACAAAATACTCTAGGTTGACAACCTTAACAGTCAGAGGAGTTAAGACAATGGATATATTGCAAATAATCAAGGAAAATTTGCCTGATGGTGTGGAAATAACAGATAAAACCTTAAAGACAATAGAGAAAGAGATTAAAATCGAGCAAGGAAAAGAATTTATCCCTAAAGAGCAGTATTCAAAGAAAACGGAAAAGATTCTTGAACTGGAAGCTAATATTAGTGAATTACAAGGAAAGGCAACTGACGCAGACACTTATAAAAAGCAATATGATGATATGAAGTCTAAATATGATACCGATATTGCAATAAAGCAAAAGGAACTTGATGATCTTAAAGCGGCAAGTGAAACCGAATCAATTTTAAGAAAGAAACGTAATTTAGGTGAAAAATTGCTACTTGAAAAGCAAGTGCGAAAATGTGATATTGACGATTTTATGCTTGATATTCTTGATTACGGTGCAATGGAGTTGAATGACAAAGAAGACGACATTAAAAATAAGGATAATTACATCAAGCCATATCAAGAAAAATATGCGGCCCGTTTTGGAATAACCGAAATTAAAGGGGTACAAGTGGCGACGCCGCCAGCAGGTACAAACGGCGAGAAAAACCCTTGGTTGAAAGAAAATCGCAACCTTGAGGAGCAGATACGTATTTACAAGGAAGACCCTGCAAAAGCTACTGCAATGGCAAAAGCAGCAGGAGTAAATTTATAATTAAAGGAGATTAAAATATTATGGCAACAAGAATAGCAGATATTATTGAACCAAAAGTCTTTGCGGCTTATTTACGTGAAGCAATTATTGAGAAATCCGCATTGATTAACAGTGGATTGATTACACAAAACGAAAAATTAAACGAACTTGTTTCAGGCGGGGGAAGAACTATAAATCTTCCATTCTGGAAAAGAATCAGTGGTGATTCCGAAATCTTAAGTGATGTCAACCCGTTAACGCCTGGCGGAATCGGTACGGAACAAGACGTAGCCATTTTGCAGCTTAGAGGTAAGGCGTGGTCAGCGAATGAACTGGCTTCCGCTATAGCCGGCGATAGCGCAATTGATGCAATCGCATCCATGTTAGCGGAATGGTGGGTTCGTGAAGAGCAAAAGATATTGATCAGCACTTTGACCGGCGTGTTTGCAAGCACAACTATGGCGGCAGAACATGTTCTTGATAAAAGCACTGAAAAAATAAGCGCCGATAACACATTAGATGCCAAGCAGCTTTTGGGTGATGCCGCTGATCAGCTGGCCGCATTCGTCATGCACAGCGCAGTTTATACGGAATTGCAAAAACAAAATTTAATTGATTATATTCCTAATGCACGTGGGGAAATCGTTATTCCCACATATCTAGGGTATAGAACCATAACTGATGATACCGTTCCTCATACCGGAAATGTGTACGATACATATCTTCTTGCGAATGGAATAATTGCACGAGGTGATGGAACACCGGTTGACTTGACTCCAGTAGAAACGGATAGAGATGCTCTTTTAGGAGATGATTTCTTAATCAACCGCAGGGCGTTCGTATTGCATATGCTTGGTGTCGCATGGACTGGGGCGAATATGACTGGAACAGCCCCAAACAACACAGAACTAAAAGATGGAGCCAATTGGAACAGAGTGTATGACCGCAAAAATATTGGGGCTATTTTGTTGCGTCACACCGTATAGGAGGTACTATCATGAGTTTAACAGCTTTCAATAGGCGAAGGCGGCTGACACAAGAACAAGAAGCGGCTAAAAAAGAAGGTGAAGCAATGGGGCGGCAGGAAACTACCGCTCCCAGTTCTGTTCCGGATTATGATTGCATGAGTGATGAAGAATTAATGACACTTGCAATTGAAAAAAATATTGAAGTCGAGAATTTGACTCGCAGAAAAATAATTAATATCCTTAAAAAGTTGAGTTAAAATATTTGTAAGAAAAAATTAAGATGCATTTAAAAGAAAATGCCTATTCATCAACGTTTAATAGGATATTTGTCACTAGCTTGTCGCTAATAAGATAGATATTTACATACATGTGCCAGTATTGTATAATAAAAGAAAAGGAGTTTTGAGCATGGAAAGATTAACAGTAAATGATTTATCTTGTTGTGAACAAGAAGACGTGTGGGCGAAAATGACCACAAAAGAACAATGCGAATATATCGCAAACCAAGAAGCAACGCTTATTTCCCTTAAAGCAGAGATGGATCAATTAAGGCAACAGAGCCGTAATTCGGAACGGGGGACAATAGGAACGGCCGTGCCTTACAGGGCTAGGTTGGGCGCAGAATCACAAGGGCGGCTAGTGATATTCGATGATGAAAAAGGTTTCGCAACAGGTGAAAGATTAGCGGAAATTATGCTTGCTGAACATGATAAGCGATTGATTGTATTGCCATGTAAAATAGGCGAAAAAATCTATATGGCTGATGGGCATATGGGCAAAGTGTTTCAACGTTTAGCAAGCATCGAAGATATGCTAACTAAAATAAAACCCATGTGGGGGAAAGTTTATTTTGCGACACCGGAACAAGCCGAAGACGCCTTGAGTGCCAATGCTTAACTTAAAAAAAGAAGCCGAATGGGAACGGAAAAAATACAAACGTTATCAATTTAGATGTCCTAAAGATACCGCAGAACAGCTTGACGAAAAACTAAAGGCTGATAAACTTACATTTAGTCAATGGATGAAAGAGCAGATTAAGAAATATCTGAAAGGCGGGGAATGATGAAAATAATTAGAAAGCCTTTACCTGATGGTAGAAATAAAATGTATTTTGATTGTTTTTATCATGGCGGTGGTTGCGTTCAAAAAGATGAATATTGTCCACTAAAAATTGATTGTAAAACTGAAATAACATATGAAAAAGAAGGTTATCCGAAAAATAAAATAGTTCGATGTTCAAATTATCTTTGCAAGGCAATGTAAATGAAATATTTGAAACCGTAAATAGCTTAACAATATAGCATCTATCAAAACGATAGGTGCTTTTATTATGCCAAGAAAGGACGGTGATGCTTTTGCTTTATACAATTTGTAGATCTATCAATAATTATTTTCACTTATTTAATCAATTAGGAAGAGTTATTGCTTACAAAGGGCATTTTACAATTGATAATGGAGTTATTAAGACTATTGATAGCAGCAATTTTATTATCGGGCAATATGTCCGCATATATGACTCAATTCTTAATGATGGTATATACAAGATTGAAAATATTGGCGAAGGATATATTGATGTGTCTATACATAATGAGGATTATCCTACATGGATTAAACCGACTGGACTGGTGGACTCATATAATATCGGAGATCGTGTTACTCATGATAATATACGTTATGTGTCTCTTATAAACGCAAATGTGTTTGTTCCTGGCACTGATGTGCGTTGGTGGGAACCCGTTTCAGAGATTGAGCATAGTGTGCAAAATGAGATTTTTGACGGGGCGATATGCCCTCTTAAGATACCAAAAGATTTTATACAATTATCTAAAAATATAGAAAAATATGCTGATTTGACGGAAAAAGATCCAAAACAGGCGTTATTAATGGCAGAGTCTTTTGCTGGATACTCCTATACTAAAGCGACCAACCCAGAAGGGATCCCTCCAAGATGGCAAAATGTATTTAGTCAATCGTTAAGACCGCATAGAACAAGAATGTTTACATTGAGGATATAAAAATGCCAAAAAAAAAGATCAACATACTAGGAACAGAATATAAAATAGTACACTATAAAAAGCATAACTTTCAGGAAAATGCAGATGGGGAATGCTTTATATATGATAAAAAAATCAAAATCCGTAAGGCTTCAAAGATGCTTTCCGATGAATGCAATGAGCATGAAAAAAGAGAAAGATATAAAGAAGTCCTCAGGCATGAAATCACTCACTCAATTTTATTCGAATCTGGAATGAGTGAATATTCACGTGATGAAAATCTTGTTGAATGGATAGCAATTAAATTTCCTAAATTGCTAGAATTGTTCAAAAAAGTTAATGCCCTATAAAAAATATAAGGAGGTATAACCCATGCCTAGTCCATTGTCGTATGCAGAAAAAGCGGTGTTTTTAGACAAAAAAAGCATTCCCGATGCCTTCGGGGGAGTCTCTACACAATATGTCGAGGGAGCCGAATTTGATGTGCTGGTTGAACTTTCTGGAAGCGTGACACAACTGTTGGCTGAACAGAAAAACGAGTCGATAAGCTATAATATCACAGTACATAAGGATTTGCCGATGGATTTCCATTCTGTCTTCAAATTAAGAAAGGGTGGGAGAATATTAAGGGTTACAGTAGATCCAGACTCAAGCATTGCCCCAAAATCCAGCACTTTAGATTTCAAAGTAGGGAGAGCAGAGGAATATGTCCTCCCAATATAAGAAGGAGCCCTTATGAGCCAAAAAATAACTAAATATGAAAAGATAATATTTATGGAAAGGGAAATTGAGGACAAGGAATTATTATTAAAAACATGGAAGGAGTACGCCGAAGGAAAAAGAGATATACACGCTGAAAGCAAATATATATTTGTCCACGCTAAAGAAAAAATAGGCAGGATAGAGGGATTGATATCTTCTAATTCTCTAGCGTATATGGATGAATTATTCAGAATTATAGATGATTTTTATGACAGTCATTATTATGATTACGACTCTGCTATAAGATGCGCCAGTGACTTTTTGGAAAATTATGAAAAAATCATAAATGATGAAGCGCAAAAGGAATACAATAATAAAATAAAGTATTACGGCATAGATAATGCTAAAAAAGAATGCAAAAGATTGCGATTGGCGTTGGTCCAAAATAAAACCGCATTACGTTTAATGATGAATGA